GCACCATCACGGTGTCGGCCGCGTCGCCGCCCTTGTCCTGGAAGGCCTGCAGGAAGTCGTGCAGTTGCATGTACTCCTGCTGGAGCTGACTCTTGGTCTGCGTACCGAGCTTGCGACCCTTGCCCTCGTTCAGCTTGTCCTGGTGGTTGATCACCTTCTCGTGGCCCATCGCCTTGAGCTGCGCGTCCCTCCAGGGCTTGGCGGTGGGGTTCACCTTCACCTTGGTGGTGAACTGGCCGGACTGGTTCCGGCGGATCTTGGACTCCTGGAACGTGTACCCGTGCTCGTAGGGGGTCTTGGGCCGCTCGGCCTTGGAGATGGCCTGCGCGTAGGCCAGCGTCTCCTCGTCCACACCATCGCGCGCGGCGACGGCGATCACTGCCTTCTTCACCTTCTCCATCCGCTTGGCGACGACCTCATCGAGGTGGCGCTGGAGCACCCGGCGATTCTTGGAGATGTCGGCGTCGAGCATCTCGCAGACCGTGAAGTAGGCGAACATCTCTGCGGTGTCGTCGTCCATCTTCGAGACCAGCTCGAAGACCTTCTCCGCCACCTGGTTGTTGAAGTACGGGTCGCTCTTGCGGATCCAAACCGGCTCGAGACTCTTGGAAACGTCCCGCTTCGCCCGCTTGCGCTTCTGCTTCTGATACACGTCCTGAACCGGTGGGATCTGGTTGGCCAGCGCGCCACCACCGGCAGCTACCCCGAAGCCCACCAGCGCCCCCCTGTGCCCTTTCATGGACTTGGACATCTTCGCCTCCGCGTCCCACTTGGCCGCGATCTTGGGCTTGCGCGCGTGCAGGAACTTCCTTTGTGCGTCCGACTTGTAGGGCATCTACTTCCCTCTCTTCGGAGGTGGCTTGCGCTGACCAGCGGCTTTCGCTGGCCGACCGATGCCCGCTTTGGCTTGCTTGGCCTTCTGCTCGTCGGCCTGGGCCTTGGCCTTCAGCGTCTCGATCTCGCGCTGGTGCTGACGCTCAGCGATCTGCTCCTGCAGGGTCATCTTCTCAGTCTCACGGCCGTGCTGGGACTGAGCGCTCTGCTCGGCCATGTCGGTCTTGGCCTGCTCACGCTCGAAGTTGGCCTGGTTAGCAGGTGAGTCTTCCTGGGGCTGGATCTTGGCCTGCTCGAGCTCCTGCTGCTGGGCCATCATCTCCTGCTCCTTGGCCTCGTCCTCCTGGCCGACCGGGTGCATCCTGCGTGCCATCTCCGCGTCCTGCTCGCTGGCACCCTGGTCCATCGACATCTCCGGGGTGGGCGTCTCCGAGGCCATCTGCGCCTGCTCAGGGCTCAGACCCTGGGCGGTCATCTCCGCCTTCTGCTTCATCCCCAGCAGCTCCATCTGGCCACCCGCGTACTCCATGGTCTGCTGCTGGTCGAGCATCTGCCGCTTGTAGTCGATGTCCTCGTCCGTCATCTCCGGGAGGCGAGCGATCTCGCGGATGTACTTCTCCAGCTCCGGGTCCGGGAACCACTGCATGCCCGCGCCCGCGGTCGAGGAGATGAACTGAGACAGCTGAGTCAGGTCGGGCGGGTCCACGTTGGTGGGCTCGAATCGGGGCAGCTCGTCCAACTTCCACCCGTTCATCTCGAACAGCCGGGGCACCGCGTGCCGGTTCAGGGTGTCCGCGATGGCCTTGGTGATGGCGTTCAGGGCTGCCCGGAAGATCCCGGTCTTGTCGGTGTGCAGCGAGTACGAGCCGGTGGACTCGTGACCGACCAGGATGAAGTCGGCCAGCATGGACATCAGGATCCGCTGCTCGTAGCGGTTGATGATGGCGTTGGTGTCGAACTGTCGGGTGCCGCCCGAGGTCATCAGCTCGAAGTCGAACATCGGCTGCTTGGTGTCCGGGTCGTACTGGGTGGGCAGCACCAGGCCCTCGTTCTCGTCCCGCCTGACCCCGCGCACCATCTTCCGGAAGGCGTCCACGGTCTTGGCCTGCGGCGTGCCCTTCTGCGCGGTCAGGTAATCGGCAGGCACCCGGCCCACCGGCATCCCGGCCAGGTCACGCTCCACACCGATGGCCTCGAACTCCTCCAGGCGCTTCTTGAAGTACCAGGACCGATACGACGTGCGCAGCAGCGAGACACCCTCGGGGTTGCCCTTGGCGATGCTGGTGCGGAACAGCAGGCTCTTCTGGATGGGGATGACCGTGGTCTGGTAGCGAGGCGGGGCCATCTGCACCATCTGCTTGATGCCACCGGTCTGGTCGAAGCCCCAGCGAAGCAGCGTCTCCTGAGCCCGGATCGGCATCTTCCGCCAGCCGATCAGCCCGTCCTCGTGCTTGCTCCGCTTCTTGGCGTCCTTCTGCCACGGGCCCATCCGGCGCTTGTAGACGATCTCGTGCCAGCTCCACCCGTAGGGGAGCATGGACAGCACCTCACCGATGAAGTCGTCCCAGGAGTGGGACATGTCCTCCATGCAGCTCTCCAGGAACTCCTGGGCCAGCACGTTCTCCGGAGTCTGGTCGGCGGGCAGGACCTTCCACTCCACCTCGCGCAGCAGCTTGTCCACGGTGAACAGCAGCGCTCCCACCATGGAGTCGTTGCAGGACATCTCCCGGTAGATCCGGACGGCCTTGCGTCCGCGCAATGCGGGGAGAAACTCCTCGTCGACATAGCCCGAGACGCGCTTGAGACCGGTGACACCGAGCTCGTCCATCGGCCCCACGCGGGTGGGAGCCTCATCCAGGTTGTCCTCGTCCCAGGTGGAGATGTCGCCTTCAGGCAGACGGGTATCAGCCACGACGCTGCTTCCGTTCGTAGGCATGGTGCTCGAGACCACCGAGCGCGGTCACGCCACCGACACCGACCACGGTGCCGCCAGCGACCTTCTGCTTGGTGCTGAACCTGGGCTTCTTGCCCTCCTTCATCCCCTTGTTCCGGGCGATCTTGTCCGAGACGCTCCTGTAGGCGTGGATGCCCTTCTTGGCATCAGCGGTGCTCATGTTCGGGTAGGCCCGCTGGATGTGAGCGGGCTTGCCGGTGATTGCCGACCCCGCGTAGACCGAGATTGGTCGGCCCTTCGCAGCATCCTTCTTCTGCGCGCGGTAGTGCCCTGCCTGGGAGGTCACGTCTGCTCTGGCCTCCTCGCGCATGGTCTTGATCGGGTCCTTGATGATCTGCCCGTGCAGCCGGTACTCCGAGCGTCGCGGGGCCGCATGCTGTCGCTCGTGGCTCATCACCTGCTCCATGGCCTTCCTGCTGCTGCCCTGTACGTCGACCACCGAGCGACCGCCCTTGGCGCTGCCGAGCCGGTAGGTGACGCCCTTGGCCCGCACTCCAGGGGCCATCAGCGCGCCGTGCGTCATGGTCTCGGCAGGCTTGCTGCCCAAGTGGTGGTGGCGGGCAGCAGACTCGAGCTTGTACTGCTGGTGCGCCGCCGAGACGCCCTTGGCCTGCTTGTAGCCTCCCACCGCGCCTCGCTCGGCATGGCTAAGCGCGCTGGCGGGCTTGAACACACCGTTGACCAGGGACTTGCTGATGCCGCCGTGGTCCACGCCGAAGGCACTGATCATGTTCTCAGTGTCTCGGTGCTGTCACTTCTCCCACGCCCGCGTCACTATGAACTCCGCCCAGTCCCCGGGCGTGGTGATCTTGTCCGCGGTGATCTTGTTGGGGTTGGCCAGCCCGACATCGGCGTACACCCAGTCCGCTAGCGAGGAGCACACCACGTGATCGGGTGAGGCGTCGTTGAGCCAGGACTTGGTTCGGTACAGGTCCGGGGCGTTGATCGCCTCCATCACCGTCTGGCCGATGCCCACCCAGTCGTACTGGGTGCCCAGCAGTGCCTTGGTGGCGGTGGCGATCTGAGCCCGCTGAAGGTTGGTCTTCGGCTGCTTGGCGTTGTTCAGGGTCCAGCTGTCGGCCAGGTAGCGCTTCGCGTCCTTGTAGCCGACCCCACCGGGTCTGCCCTCGATCACCCGGTCCCGCCCGTCACTGCCTGGGCCCATGAAGATGGCCACGTGGTTGACCGTGTTCGGCTTGCCGATCAGCCCGGCCCCGAACCGGATCATCTTGGCCTGCCAGCCCTCGCTGCGGGTACAGATCACGTCTCCGATATCGAGCTTGGTCATACCATCAGATCCAGCTCGTTGGCGACTTCCTCGGACTTGTTCTGCACCGAGCCCACGACCCACGGCCCAGGCTTGCGGTTGCCGTCGCGGTTCTCCTTCATCTCGGTCTCGATCCAGGTCGGGTCCATGTTGCCCTCCACTACTAGGGGGATAGCCGGGATTGCCCGCTTGGAGACCGCTCGCCACACCAGGGCCATCGAGCAGATCTCATCGGGCAGGTGGAACTCCTTGCCGCGCCCATAGATCTGGTCGACAGAGGCATAGAGGTGATGGCGGTAGAAGGTCATCGCTCGAGGAGCCACCCAGCGGTCGTTCTCCACCGAGGAGATGTACTCCGAGAGCATGTTGTCGCGCTGAGCTCCCACCATCAGGAAGCCTCGCGCGCGGTGGTCCAGGTAGTCGGCCACCACAGCCCCCAGACCGGTGGCATCGTGGATGCCCTCGGCGTTGTACTCCATCATCAGCTTGTTGAACTGGCCGATCATGATCGGGTAGGGACGCCTGCGCATCCGCACCCAGTAGACCGGGCGGATCGGGAAGTCGGTCACGTCGGCCACCGTGATCACCGTGTAGTCCTGGGCCTGGGCCCAGTCCGCGCCGATCACGTACTCGCGGTCCAGACGAGGCTTCTCGAACACGTACTCCTCGTGGTCCTTGGCCACCTTCTGGGTGATCGGCTCCATCGGCAGGGAGAACATCCGCTCCACCGCCGCCGAGTCCATGGCTCGAGTACCGATGGAGGGCTCACCCAGGTCGTACTCGACCCGCCACATCTCGGCCGGGATCTCACGCTTCTTCTGGTCGATGGTCTCCTGGTCCAGCCAGCCGTCGATGGGGTTGGAGGTGTCCAGGTAGCACCAGGTGAAGATCGGCAGACCCTCCTCCTGGAACCGCGTGTACTCCGCGGCGAAGGTCTTGTCCGGGTACTGCCAGGTCGAGCTCATCGCGGTCTGCGGGCGGACGATCTCGCCCTGCCAGTTCTCCTGGGGCATCGGCTGGCCCTTGGCCGCATCGAAGATGGCCTGGTCCATCTCGTCGATCTCATCGAGCAGCAGGGTCGGCGGGTGCGGGCCACGGACCGTCTTCTGTGATGCCGTCAGCGGCATGAT